GATAAGTCTGTTTATTGTTTCTTTTAATTGTTGCTGTTCACTAGGCATTTAATTGAGCTAAGGACGCTTGAATATCTCCTGACATATCCGGTGCGGGTCTTACAGGAGTAGGTCTAGAAGTCTGAGAAGGAGGAGGAACATTCATCGTGGCATTTGCCGCTTCGACTTCTTTTATTTCAGATGCCGAAAGATTTAGAAGTTCGAGTACTCTTCTCTGAGCAATTTTCTTGAGAGCGATGTTGTCAGGGAATTGCTGTTGAGCGAAAATAAATTTCTGCATACCTTTTGTTGCTTCCATTTCTTGTTCGGAGATTGAGGAAACAGTAGGTTCATATCCAGCCTCTGACTTCCAATCAACAGAGTAGACTGTCTTAGGAAATACTTTTCCATTAGAAGAAATTTTCACAAGAGGAAGAATCTTCGGGGGATTTGCGTACATAATTTCGGACCACTTCTTAGCAGTTTCATACCAAGCCATTCTATAGAACTTAGACATTGCAGTAGACCTTTCCATTGCCTTGCCTACGAGTATCTTTACTTCACCGAGAGTCTGCTGACCTGGTTCCTTAGAACCTTTCTCTAGAGCAGTGGCGCCTGTGCTTCTCTCTACGATTGTCGTGATGGCATTTATCGCATTGAAAGTGTCATCTAAACCGGAAACCTCCACCGGCTTAATGACTTTGTTTATATCATCGCCTGGTGGGGCCGGTAGCATAACTCCTGGTCCTGGTTGGTAGGTCTGAGGTGTATAATTCTGTCCTGGCAGGAACCAGTGCATCTGGAAATTCTTGAGTGTTCGGTTTTCAATCAACTGTGAAAACCAGACGTTCAGTACTTTATTTGGAACTCTAACTATATCTGCGATTGAATCTGAGTATATGTCATTGGTCTCAGGGTCTTCACTCCAGGTAACGAAAGGCCAGAAATCTACACCAATAAGGTCAACCAGTTTATCATTGGCCATCTCAATCATGTCGTCAGCGTAAATAACAACTCTTCTCTCCCAATCTTTCTTTTTCTCATTCCAAACAGTCGTGTAGTGTTCTGTTAAATTGACTAAGCAGTCACCTCCACCAAAAAGTCTAAATTCTTTTTCTGTCAAACCCATTGCTTTCATTCTCTCAATCTTTTCGGAATACTGCTTTTTATTTTCCGCAGACATCTCTACTCCCGGAGCGGAATCTTTCCAAGTAACCAAGTAAGCTTTCCCTTCTTTCGTATATCTGTCGTCGGCTAAAATTTCTTTTACACTCTTAAAAATATTCTGGTGTACGATAAATCGTGCGGTTTCAATTTTCCCTGTCTGCATCAACGGGTCGAATGTAATATCATAGACATCAGTAGCATCAATTGAAACTCCGTCTTTAACAACGTTCAATTTTTTCGTTCCAATACCATAAAGGAGAACGTTTTTCTTATCTAAAACATCTACTAGGTCGAGTTTGTTCTTTTTAAAATTAGAATCCCAAATTTCCTGGAATATAATCTCCTTTTCCTCATCTCCAGCAAGTTCTTTCCAGTCAATCGTAGGAGAATCATCAATCGCAGACAAGATTGTCTTGATTGTCTCCTTCATAAGAGGAATATTTACAGCCTGTCGCTGTGTCAGACGATTTGTTTTAACCTTGTTTCTATAGAGTTGATAGTTATCATCCCAGTCCTCATGCTTGTGCATCTGCAACTCGTTGGCAGACTTTTTTTCTTCCTGCAATTTCATAATGAAATCGCTCTTAGACCATTCGCCTGTATTTTCGTTGTACATTTTAATAAAAAAAGGTAGGCCCGTTAAGGAACCTACCTTGTGTTAAGGTTAAGATTATAGATACATTATATCATCTCCGAAGAAGTGCAACAAGTTTTATCGCTTTCAAGGCATCAGCAGGGCACACACCCTTGCCTTTCTTGAAATCTTCGTACACAAACTTGTGCAAATCTTCGTAAGAAAGATTCTCATGGTTAGAGAGATTAACCTCTTTTCCATCGAACTCAAAGGTTCTCTGGATGGGTTTGTCCTTGTTGATGGACAATTCAAAGCCCACGATGGTCCTTCCGAACTCAATAACGCCTGTAGCGTAATCTTTTTCGCAAACAGACCACTGAATATCGTAGTTTTCTCCCAAAACCTTAATGAGGTAGTCGAAGTAGTGAACTCCGAGATTGAAAAGAAGACCTCCGGATTTAGAAGTATCTCCTTTCCATCCATCCCAATAAGATTGGTCACGGTGGAAGTTCATTCTCATTCCCACCTTGTCGGGCGAGATTTTTTCCTTAGGTAGTTTGTATCTGAGTTGGAGAACGCAGAATACAGAACCATCATTAGGAAGTTCGCTTATTTCCTCTTCGTTTAATCCGAGAGGCTTTTCGCAGAGAACTTTCTTCCCCTTCTCGAGGCATTTCTTAATCATTGGGACGTGAAGGTAGTTCGGTGTGCAAATTGCGACGTAATCGACTGCCTTAAATTCTTCTGATTCGCACATAATGTCGAATGAAAGGAAGTCGGCGTTTTTAGTCTCATCATTGTCGCAAGTTAATAACACTTTATCCCCAACGTGTTCAATCGCCTTCCTGTGTCTATCGCTGATGAAGCCGAGGCCCACCAGACACCAATTATTTTTGTTTTTTAAAGTTTCCATTTTTCCATCTCTCCTTCATTAACTTTTTATGTTCTATTCTAGTTTTTCTGCGATGGCAATTAGCACATAACGCCATTCCATTTTCCAAATCGTATCGTAGTTCTGGATAAAGATGTTTCGGTTTTATGTGGTCTGCTTCAACGACATCTTCGTCTCTGAGTCCACATAGTTGGCAGGTAAAGTCGTATTTTTCTAAAATCCTTTTTCTCCACCAGTCTCGACTTATTCCACCCTTCCACGCATAACATCTTTCGTTACTTAAATTATCTTTTATCTTTTTTATAGTTTCTTCAGACAGAGCACGACCAGTGTTTGCTTTTCGTATCGCATCTTTGGTTTTTTCTGACATCTTTTTTCCATAAAAAGGATTATTTTCACCGATATAACTTCGTCTGTTTTTTATTCCTCTTCGATAATTCTCGCTTCCAAAAAAACATTTTCTAGAACAAAATAATTGGGGATTTTTGTGTCTGTGTTTTGGGATAAATTCCAAGCCACATTTTTTACATATTGTTTGCTTCATTGTTCAATGATAGCAAATACATTGTTTTTTGTCAAAACCCTAATCCTACGATTGCCCAATTTTTCATAATTACCTCCTAACCTTTAATAAAAGAACTAATTAAACCCTAAGGTTTCTTTCCGGCCATTACCCGAGCCGGGTTTCCGCAACAGACAACGCCTGGCGGAACATCTTTGGTTACTACACTGCCCGCACCTATGCGTGAGCCTTCACCGATAGTGATACCGGGGAGGACTGTAACGCTTGCACCCAACGAGGCACCCTTCTTGACGGTGGTAGTCATCCACGCATCGCTAGTACCTGCCGGTGGGTACTTATCATTCGTAAATGTAACTCTTGGCCCTATGAAGGCATCATCCTCGATGACGACACCGGAGGGAATAAAACTCATGGCTTGAATCTTTACGTTGTTACCAATCTTTACACCATCGCCAATCCACACGTGGCTATGAATGCGGCAATTGTCGCCGATTTCGCAGTCTCCGATGTTTGACAACTCCGGATGCCAAATTTTAGTTCCTGTTCCTGTTTTCATAGTTAACCCCCTTCTGACTTACGGTTGCTCCGACACCATGCCCGGAGCTAGCTCTAATATAAAACGAGATTATTTAGCCAACAACTTATTATTTAACTCTATTGCTTTCTCTAAAATCGGAATATGAGTTACCTTAGTAAAGTTAACGGGGTCCTTACTTAAACACTTACCCCCAAAACCTCTGTAACCTTTGTGGTGGATAATCGAATGACTATCTCCTATCCAAGGGTCACTTACTAATATCGACCTAACTGACTCATAATCAACTCCCAACTCTCTACAGGAATCGTATAGCTGATTGAACCAAATCACTTTTAAGGCGTAGAAAGAGTTCTTGGCATGCTTGACTACCTCTGCGTCTTTTGCGCTCATTACACGCTTAATTGGAGCGTTTGGGAGCATTTTAAATAGCTTGTCTGCTTCATCATAAGACTCAGCAGTTAAACCTAGTATCTGGAAGATAGGTTCGTTGAAATCGTGCCACGCTGTAGCTTCTGTTAGAAATTCGGGATTATATACAACCTTTAGGTTTGGAAATTCTTTCTGGAGTTTGTCAGCCGTTCCTGGAATGAAGGTACTCTTGATAACTACGACTGTTCCGTTCCTCATCCTTCTACAATATTTGAAAAGCGTCTCTAGGCTTTCTTCCGACAAACAATTATCTAAAACGTTATAGGCAATAAAAACATATTTGTTGTTTAGTGTCTCATCGAGAGTATTCGGTGAGTCTTTAACATCATAAACTTTTGCGTCTTTAAAATACTGCTTTAAAATCTTCCCTACAAACCCGTGACCCAAAATCCCCACATTATCTGTTTTCATTACTTCTTTTTCTATAAGGCCAATAATCAAGCTCGATTCCCATGAAATCGCCCTTGCCATCAAAATGAATGATGGTTTTTCCCCCTTTAACTCCGGTTAATCCACCAGAGTACATTAAGGCAAATAAAACTTCCTTGTAACGTGCCAACTCCTCTGGAGTAGCACCGGTAACATCTAGTTTTATTGTTTCTATTTTCATTTATATTCCTAGTTCGGGATAAAAACACGGTATGGCCTTAGATTGTGCTGGAATTTTAATATCAGGCTTTTTAAGAAGCGAGACCAGCCCGTAACGTAGCGCATCCATAGAGTGAGAGAACTGATGTTCGGGTATATTAAGTATTTTACCCTCCCTGTCGGTTTTCCACAAATAGTTACGATATTCCTTAATAAGATTAACCGAAGTCTTCGTTACAGTGATTCGTTGGTCCTGAATCAACTGAATACCATTGGTAACGGAATCCTTTCCCTTTTCGGCTTTTACAACGTTAATCCCGTAGCTTCTTATCTCATCGATACTCTTAGGTTCGGCAGAGTCCGCCACTACTAGGGCCTTAGGAAGTTCCTTCAATGTGTCCGCTATCTGTTTGTTGCTCATTCCCTTCTGGTACAGAACCTCGTCTAAGACATACCCTCCATTGAAATAATAGATGGCAACGATAGAAGACGGGTCGTTGGAGTATCCGAAGTCCAATCCATATCTCTCTAAACGAGCAAAATGGTCAATTTCATCAACAAACTTCCAATCCTTATAAATCTTCCCGTCAACTTCTCCTAATTGTCCCTCTCCGTAGACTTTCCACCAGTGTTTGTTGGTCTTATGTTGCTCTATAGAGTCAATAATCTGCTTCGAGAGCGCCTCATTGTCCTTGTAGGTGAGAATTATGTGCCCTACGTCAGTTCTATTCATTAAAGTTTCCGTATAGAACCAAAATTCGTTAGTAGGGTTCCAATCTAGGAAGATAAACTCCTTTGTACGAATTTCTAACTGGTCAAACACGTCATGGGAGACGTTATTTGCCTCGTTAATGAACAATCTATCTCTTCTAAGTCCTCGAACTTTCTGAACTTGGTCGGCTGAAAAGAACTCTATCTTAGAACCAGACTCAAAAGTATAAACAAAATCTGTCTTATTCCATCTGTCATCCTTAAAATAACAGTGTTCCTTCATAATCATGAGGAAATCCCTCATAGAACCCCTCTTTAAATGGGGAAGAGTTTCCGAAACAACTGAAGTAAGCGTGGGAACTTCATCTTTTTGCGCCAAATTTATAAGAAGAAGCATTATAGATACTGTCTTAGAGGCAGAAGTTCCTCCTTGGACAGCCTTAATACGGCACTTACTCTGTAGCAAGTCATTAACCTTTCTAGTAGCCGTTGTTATTGAATACATTAATTTTTGCCGCCCAACTAAATACTCCCATTCTCCATAAGTCTATCTATATCCATAGGATTAACTAAGGGAACACTTGGAGAGTTTTCTTGAGAAAAATTTTTTTGAGAGCCAGGGGGTGTTTCTTTATTTGTATTTTCATTTAAGGGCCCTGGGGGTAGGGGGGTGTCTCCTAGTATAGGAACAGGTTTAATTGCGTGTGTCAACTCAGTCTTTTGTGTAGGCATACCGTGTAGCCTGTCCTGTAGGTCCTTGTAGAACTTGTAATCACCTTGGACCGCTTTCGATAGGCCAACACGTAGTATTTCGTTCTCTATGGTCTCAGGGTCGCAATTCTTGAGTTTAGCAAGGGTTATCAAGGCTTCTTTGTATATTGTGGCATAGTCTCGTTGCCCTAAAGGCCGTCCGGCACCCTTTGGGGCTACTCCCTTTGGCCAAGGTTTGAGGTTTTTAAGGCTATTTGGGTTAGTTTGCTTCTTTTTAGGCATTGGAATACTAGCAACGTCCACAAACTCTGTTTTGCTTTCTGTATTATCCATATATTCTCATTATACCACCATACTATTATATTTGACAACTAGGTGTATATATTGTCCACAGGTGTAATAACTATGTAACTGTGGATAAGTCCTTGACATTGTCCACAGCCTAGCATATACTGTTCTTATAGTAGTTATTAATTAATAGTATATATATGTTTAACTTAATCTTTTGGTTATTCGTAGGCGCGTTTTTGTTAGAGTTTCTTAGCCATTTAACAGATTAGTATGAAAAACCCTTACGAGGCACGTTTAAAGGTCTTTATTGGGGGTATTGTAATAGGATTAATCGTTGGCGGGTTTTTGGGTTTCTTACTAGAGGCACAATTAATATCTAGCTTTATAAAATG